TCAACCTCAGTTACTCTTTTGCTACCTGTACTAAATTGAACTCTTACACCATTAAATCTATTTTCCATACCACTATTGTCATAGTTCCTGGTGTCAAATTGAAAATTACCAGGCTGAAATGCTGGTAATGTAAATAATGATGTTGCACTATATTCACCGTTTTTATATCTATATCTATATGCAAAACTTATAAACCTATCTTCAATATAGTTTTCGCCACCCGCAACATTTATCATGCTTATAGTTGGTGCAGGTAATGGAGTATCACCTGTTGCTGAACCATCTTCAAATCCTGGTGGTTTTAAAACTACTGATATATCTTCTTCTTGTAAGATATCATTACCTGCAAGAGGAAAGGGATAGTTTTCGTTTACATTAATTCTTCTTGGTGGATTTTTATCATCTGTAAAAAATAATAGATTTTCTATTTTGTTAACGCCTGTAATTAAAAACTCAGGGTCAAACTTTAAAACTGATATAGATACCACATGGTATCTTAATTGTGTGTTTTGTGTATTATACGATACTATTAAATCTAAAGGCTTTCCTGTTGGTGGAAATACTGGGTCATGCACAAACCAATAAATAGTTTCTTGAGCTCCATCTTCTAATGCACCAATACATTTAGCGGATGATGATAAATTTGACCCATCAAACGATAGCGTAGTAAGCTGTGTATTGCCTCTACTGTTTTCAACTGCACCTATTTCTGTGGTTTCAGTAGAACCTAATCTTATATTTTGTCCATCAACATATTCACCAGGCGGTATAAGTCTTTCATCTACAGACTTATTCATTCTGCCTTTAACAAATGATACAAAATCAGTTTTATTGTGAGCCATAATTACTTAATCCATTTGTTCTGGCCTCTTAAATTCATCAAGAGTCTACCAGGATGTATATTACTTAATCTTAATTTAGCATTTCTAAGTAGTGAGGATTTGTCTTTACGAGCTCTATTTACTATGTATTCTTGAACACCAACCCTACTGTTAAGTATTGCATATTTAATATATGCATAAATAAATTCTTCAAATAATTTATTTACACTCACCTGGGAATCATCACCGTTTTCCATACCATCAGATACATATTCTAAAACAATAGAATCCTGACCTCCAGCAGTGCTAAAATATATTTTACCAGCTTGTTTGTCTATTTTAAATGTAGGGTTTTGATTAGCAGTTTCAGTATTGAGTCCAAACCTGGAACCAACCTGATAGTCAAAATACCAACACCCATCAACACAATATCCCTCGCAACCATGGAAAATACTATTTGGATTTAAGTATATGGATCTTTGTGACCTACTCAAATCTACTTCTGAGTCTTGTGGTCTTAGTGCATTACCATCTTGGTCAAATAGTATATTACTATTATTATCCTGCAAATATGCAGATGCCCAATTAGTTTGTATGTTTTCCGAAAGTGGATATAATACACCATTTTTATATTGTGATATTCTAACCCAATTAACATAATCGGATGGTAATGTAAAACTAAATTGGTAATCTAATTGAAGTTGAAGGATTTTTATTTCCTTCATTGCATCGTAATTTAGTTCTTGTATACCACGCTTTGCATGAAACAATACTTGATATCTTTCAAGGTTATTTAATAATTCATGATTACCTTGATACATTAACATAAAATTATTTACGATATCTTGTAGGGAAACATATTGATATGAACCTTGCAAAGAATCTGTCGGTACTGTACCGTTGTTTTCGTAATATGTATATTGTGTTATATAAGTCATAATCTATGATTGTATTTGGTTATCTTCTTTTATTTCTTCTTGTCCAAATTTATATACATCTGCCTCTCTTATTTCAATACCTATATATTGACATATTTTTGCAACCAAACCTGTTTGGTCTGATATAGGTAATTCAAAATCCTGATAGTCTGCAGCTGCTTGGTTAAACAGTGGTTCACCACTTACCAGTGTAGTAAATGTCCAATTAGGCGTTACAGGATATCTTACATACTGTACTTGTATAGCACCTTTTTGTCTAATCGTTATTGGATAAACTGTTATAGTGTTTCCTATATTAGATGTAGGCCCAGGCTGTTGGTTAGAAGAAGCACCGCTTAAAATATACGCAGGAAACTGCGTAGTTGGTGTTGTAAGGTTAGAACTTAATAAATAATTAAGTTTTTGCTGATGCACTCTTTCAACATCTGTTATATTTTTTCCACTATAAATAACATAGTTCTGACCATTAGCCATAATATCTTCACTCAAACTAAGAGTAGTGTCGCTATCCACTGCAGTTACAAAAGCCTGAGATATTGGATTGGATGATGTGTTTACAACTATACTACCAATGGGAGGGTTTTGTAAAAAATTAGATGTTACTGGATACGAAGCAAAACCGCCTGTGCTGTCAATTAATTTATAACCTTGTTGAGCAGTAGTGGTTCCACTGAATAAAGCTGTAGGATAATATAATACTTTATTTATTAAATAATAGTCAGCTGGTAATTCATATAAACTTGCGTTGTTTAAATTTGCAACGGTTTGATCTAAGAATACTTGGGCCGAAAAACTATCTATTACTTCCTCTAATCCTTTTACTATGTCTGCATATCCTGTACCAGAAACTCTTTGATTTTCTTTAATAAGCCAACTATTATATTGATAGAAATAATTTTCAAATATATCTAATTGAGCTTGTTCACAATATAAATTAAAATCTTGTGGAGATATGTATCCATAATTGTTTTTATTGGCTATAGCCAATACGGTGTTTCTAACTTCATTTATCATGTGAAATGTGTTTCTACAAAGATAACAAAAAAAAAGAGGTCACTTTTTTTTGTAACCTCTCTTCTCTTTAAATGATGTAATCTACTATGAGAATGTTAGTCCTGTGATTTCCACAATACCACCACCCGCATCAGAGATACCAGCCAAGCTTACTTGTACTGAAGGCTTTTGCCAGTTGTACTGTAATACTTCTAAAATGTAATCTTGAATTTTATTTCTTACTTCTTCGTTGTTAGCAGCCATTGTGTCGTGTGCCACAGTAACTTTCTTTCCTGAAGTATAAATAATTTCTACTGAAGCTGTAGATGCTTGTTCTACAATAGCTACATCATTAACAAGAACAAGTTGATTGTCCTCGTTTTTTACTGGAATACTTAAATACTTTTGCATAATATAAAAAATTAAGTGTTATACGAGAATATTCTCGATACAAAGATACTATTATTTTTTATCACTATCTAAGCGTTTTTTCAGAAGCTTATATAGTTCTATACCATCATCACTTTGAAAATGAGAAGCCACAATAAAATATGGGTCTTCACCAAAAGGAACTGTCAATAGTTTCTTTTTGTTTTTAGGTAAATTAAAATATACATCTTTTGAAGAGTTTTTAAATACTAAATAAGCTTTATCAAAAAACCTGTAAACAGTGTCTTGCATTTCCAACATTGGATCGTTAAGAGTATTTATAAAGTCTTCTGGATTATTTTTTGCATATATAAGTATATCTCTTCTTAATTCTATAGAAGACATTTTGTCAACATTAGCACCCATCAATACTCTGCATACTGATATCAGTTTATCAAACTCTAAGTTTTTAGCCAAAATTTGTGCTTCTAATCCAGACTCAACATATTCTAATTCCTCTGCCGCATCTCTTTCTTTATTAATTTCTTCAAAGACCATATCTCTTTGAGGATGATAATATAAAAACTTTTGAAGCACTTGATTAGATTTAGGAACATGCAATACTCCATCTTCAAACACAATTGGTTCTAATATAGCATTACCATCCTGTTCATCCTCGAAAGGAGACTTTTGGTTTCTTGCATATCTTAAGGGTCTATTGATTCCCTTTTCTTCATCAAACCAAAGTAAAGGGTATCTTGCTGAATTTCGAGATGCCAGCATATAAGTAAGAGGAGCTGTATCTCTTTTTAATTTGTAGAATTTTTCTACTAATACTTTTTTATTTTTCATTTTATTTAATTTTAATTTTATTTAATTTAAAAATAATCAGGGGTGGTTTCCCACCCCTAATTACTATTGCTTATTATGCATCTTGGAATAAGAAGAAGTTGTTTGCACCTAAAGTACATACAGCTCTCTCACTCAAGAAGTTGACTTCCATCGCATCTAAGTCAGAAGTTCTTGCTCCACCAGCTGAACCAGTGATCCAAGTTTTATATCTTCTGTCTTCAGTTTCAGAAGCTCTATATCTAACATGCAAGAATGGTCTCTTAGCGTTTTTACCAAGGATTTGGTCATAAACTGTAGTAGAACCAGCTGGAACTAATAGTCCGTTGATTTTACCACCTACTAATCCACCTCTCATTGTTGGGTCATTTAGATATTTCCAGTCTGACTTATAGAAGTCATAACCTCTTCTGAATCCACTGAATCCAAGATTTAGTGCCATTTCTTCATCATTGTCAAATAGACCATATGAAGTACCACCAACTCCATAAGAGTTTTGTGCCGCTAACATATCATCAATATCAAATGAGAAGTTTCTGTTTAAGAAAATAACATTTTCTTCAATTGCACCTTGCTTATCTAATCTTGAAATAATAGAATCAAACTCAGATAATGTTGAAGGATTACCTCCACCATATACATTACCTCTATTAGAAACAGAGAAGAAAATTCCATCAGAACCATTTAGGTTTGCAACAGAAGCTCCTGCTCCAACTCCTTGTAAGAAGTCACCAGCACCTGATGCTGCTTCTGCAGGAACTGCTTCAATCATTGCAGTTTCTAAATAGTCTTCAAATCTTAATCTTGTTTCATGCTCAGATTTTAGATACCATAAGTATCCGCTTGCTCCGTTTTCAGTTGTGACTTCAATCCAACCAATTTGAGCCATATCAGAACCAGAAACAGAATATTTGTCTTTGATTATAATTGGCTTATTGTCAAAAATGAAATCATCAGCCTCTAAAGAGCCTACCATTCCGTTAGTTCCTTTGTTAAATTCAGAACCATAAATGAAAATATCACACGCTACACCTGCTGCTACTGCTTGACCTGCTGCTTCGTAGTACGCAATTGTTACTTGGTTTACTGCGTTACCACCTGAGCCTGGGCCTTCAGTTACAATACCTTTGTTAACTAAGTTAGAACCTGGAGTTCTATCAGAGATAACAACTGTTTGTCCAACTCTAAGAGCTGCAGAATTTGGTGTTCCAGCTAATGCAGGGTTAAAGTTGCTAATGTTGTTAGGTATAGTCCATTGTGCTGAAAGTGCTGCTGCTGCACCACCTGAAGTACAAGACTGATATTTAACATGTAGTCTGCCTTGCTCTGCCCATTTGATAAGGTCAGAGTTAGAAGGCATTTCAGCTCCAACCATTCTTAGGAAGGAACTTATAGATCGATTGCCATATCTTTCAAACTCTTTTTCATAAGTATCAGGTAGATACTGATTCAAGAAATTAAAGTCTGTAATATAATTTGTAGACAACGGTACTTGTTGGCTACTTGGTTGCAAATCAAAACCTGGAGTTACATTTACTGCCATTTTTTTTAATTTTAAATTGTTTTACACTTTTTTAATACTTCTAATCTTGAGTCCTCTTCCACTGTTAGATGTGTCACTTTGAACTGACCTAATTTTTAGGCCATCCTTTGTAACAAAACTTGGTGCTTTTCTCACATCCATGTTGATGTTTTTAGATTTTTTACTAACACTTTCAACAGCCTGTGAAACACCTAAGTCATAAAAATGTTTAGCAAACTTGTCTGGATTTAATGCTACTGATAAAGATTTATGGTATGCTGTTGGATTTTTGAGAAGACCATTGTCATCTAAAAACTTCTTACGGAAGTTACCAAAATCCTTTTGCACATTATAAAGTTCATCCTTAGCTCCAGGCTTATAAGTGATATTTTTATCTCCCACACTGAACTCAAAACCTTTAAATTCATCTGAAAAAACTTCTTTAGTTTTTTCTTGAAAATAATCATACCGCTTTTTGTTTGCCTCATTAGCAGTTTCAGATTCCTCGATATACTTCCTATAAGCATTTAATTGTTTTTCTTGATCTTCTGATAATCCACCCCCACTTGACTCAAGAGGGATTTTATACTTATCCTTTTGTTCATTAAAAAACTTTTTCGCTTTCGCAAGTTCTCGTTTTTTTGCTAACTTTTTTTTCTTAATATCTTTTGGGTCATCAAGCTCTTCATCATATGAAAACTTATCCTCCAAGATATCTTGAATATCAATTGCATCCAATCCTTCTTCTTGATTGGCTACATAGTTAGCGAGTACAACATCATCTTCCATGCTATCATAATCTTTTTGTAATTCATAAAAATCATTAATACCACGACCAGTTTCCTGTTTGTACTTTAGATATGCAGAGACATCTTCGGGTAATGGCTCATTTGCTTCTTTTTCTGCGAAAAGGTCATCAACCGAATTTATGTCTTTATCATATCTGCTCTTTAAATATGAAAGAACATCTTCATCACTTAACTCTGATGAGGGAGTTGTTTTTTCTTCCACCTCTTTAGAGGTCTCTTCTGCTTCAACTTCAACTTTTTCAGTTTCAGTTTCTGGAGCCTTTTGCTCTAATTGAGCCTGCTCTTCTTCATGCTTCTGTAAAAGTTGCTCTTCTACTTCTGCTTTTGACTTATTTTCGCTGCCTTCGACAGCTCTTACTTTTATTTCCATTAGATTTAATTTTTGTTTTTTACAAAGTTATACATTTATTTATTTAATTTTTAAGCGTTTTTTTTGTAGTGTTCGTACAAATCATCGCCTAACTTTTCTCCCGCATCCGTATCTGACTTATAATGAACATGACCCGCAAGCCTGCTATTTGAAATGTTTTTAGCCGCTTGTTGAAACTCAGCTGTGTGAACTGGGTGCAAGTCAGACAATACATTTGCTATCAATTTTGCTTGTGCAGAATGTCCAGAAGGAAACGCTGGTGTTTGAGCACTACTCATATAAAATTGCTCAACCTTTATTCCAAATTTTTCTGCAGCTTTATGTGGTCTTGTTCTATTGTGATAGTTTTTTATTTTTAAAATCACTGGTTTTGATTTTACAATAAGTTCTCCGACTAATTCTCTTGGGTAACTTAATCTTCTTTTTTCAAATATCCTTTCAAATACGGGGCTGATTTTATCAAACTTGTTAGCATAAAAACTATTCAATGGTATATCATTCAAAGCCATAAGCTCTTGTAGCTCTTTCATAGAACCGCTTTTTGGATATTTTAAATATTTGTATTTATCAATAGAAAATTTATCAAACATTATCTTGGATCAAATTCTGCCATATCGAAACCATCTAAGCTATCTTCGTTGGATTCAAAATCAATTGCAGGTAAATCGTTCTTTTTCTGTTCAATCATTTTTGATGTTTGTGTAGACTGTTGGCTAATTCTTTTGGATTTGCCCTTTTCTTTTTCCTTTTCTCTTGCATCTATTTGTGACTGTTCCATTCCTTTGAGCTGCATATTATATGCAAACTCTTCAGCCATTAATGCTAATTTTAATTCTTTTTCAGCAGTAAGTTTTTGAACTTCGTATTCTGCCTTGGCTTTTTCTAAAGCCATTTTACTTTCGGTTTCCATAGCAACCTTTTGCTGTTCTGCTTGAGATTTCATTTGTGTAATCTCCATTTGCTGTTGTGCCTGCATCTGTTGCATTTGCATTTGTTGTTGTTGCTCTTGTTCTTGTTTTCTTTTTCGCTTGAGTTTTAATAATTGATTTGCCATTTTAATATTGTGAATTTCACGAATATCAATAGCATCTTCAAGGTTGATATCTTGTTTTGATAAAGCCATTTGTATATTTTGCTCCAACATTGCTTTTTGTTCTTCATCAGGAGCTAATTCTATAAAAATACCAAAGTCGTATATATACAACTCTTTAATGTCATTTAAAATAGCTGTATTAAATTTTCCAATTTGCATTGCAAACTCATCCGCAAAATCTGCATATTTTAAAACATCTGCAGTTCTGACTGCTAAACACTCAGCTAAAGTTCTTGTTATATATAAACTACCATTTAATATATGTCTTGTTGCAACATTGGAATTAAGTGCTGCAAGTTTTTGAACTCCAACTAAAGAATTAGGGTCAGGAGTTGAACCATCTCGAGCTTCATTTAAACCAGTAACGGTACGAATCATATCTAAATAATGATTGTAATTTCCAATCAACATTTGTAATTTACTTGCACCACTGTTTGTAGTTAACTGTTGAATTGGAACTCTTGCGTTATTAAATTCACCATCACCTGTGTAGCTTCTACCAACTACACTACCAGTTTGAAAATATAACCTTAATGCATCTTCTGGATTATATGCGGCACCTGTGCCTAAATCAACTTCGTTTAACCCATCAGCATCTATAAAAACACCATCTGGCACTACTCGTGCTACAACTTGTTGTATTTTTAAATGTGTTACTTGAATTAAATCAGCAAAAGGAATCATCCTTTTACATAATGATTCCATAATACCTTTATAACTTCTTGGTGCACATGCAACATAGTTTGGCCACGCAAACTGATTGGCTGATTTTGGTCTTACCATATTCTCCATCAATCTCCATTGTAATAGTATGTTTGTACCCATAACCATTACACCCTCATACCAAACATCAATTTTCTTTTCTACTCTTTCAAAATCCCCCTCTTGCTGCATTTCTTCAGGCGGGTCAAAAGATGGATCTTTTGCAACTGTCTTATATGTACCATCTGCCATTCTCTTTTTTTTGTAAACAAATGAGTTGGTAGTTTTGTAATTAAAATATAATAAAGTTGCTGTATCTCTATAAAACATAGAGTTCTCATATATTTGTGCAGTATTATAATAATTGTACCAAGATTGACTGTATTTAGATATTTCAGATAAATCAGCGTTAGTAAGCTCAGGGTCTATTTTTACCAACTCAGTCATTGGTACGGTTTTAATTTCGCCCCAATAAAAACAATCTTTGAAATAAGGGTCTTCGGTATAACTATAAACCACATTAACTGGGTCAACATATTCAACAGTTACTCCTTGACCTAATAAAAAATTGTGTTTACAAATACCAATGCCTAATGTGGCGATATCATAGTCAACACGCTTTCTTGTTTCTTCATAATGATTTTCATCTAATAATGTATTGATTGCTTCTTCACAAGCTATTTCAATCGCTGGTTTATATTTTAAGTTCATAAATAATTCCAGCTCTTCTGATGTTTCAGGTAATTCTTCTTCTGGTACATTAAATACATCAATACCGAAGTCCTGAGTCATTTGACTTAGAACTGGTTTTGCTACCATATCGGCTTCTACCATTTCCTGAAACTGTGTTCTTTTTTCTGCAGATAGTGCATCTTGTGCATACGCTTTTACCTTGAAAAGCCTGTCAGACATTCCGTTTACAACTATGTCAATAAATTTTGGAATGATTGGAACTGGTGTCCAATCTAAATTAAGATAAGATAAATCTCCATCTACAGCTAATTCATTTTTATATTTAGCTACAGACTGTTCTCCACGAGCATATAATCTGAGTTTATTGAACTCAGCCCACTGATTATAAAATCGGCATGAACCATTGTCTCTTCTAAACCACTCGTATTGTATGGCTTGACCTATTTGTAACCCATACTCCGAAGTGTTTTTTTCTGAATCTGAAACAAATTGATCTGGAAAAGCTGCCGCCTTTATGTCTATATTTACCTGCTTCATCTATTAAGTAGTTGACTTACTGTACTCTTATTACTGTATCTTGCAAAGTTAATGCTAATTTTCGACTTTTCTTTAGTCGGTGTATATAGGTGTTTTTGATTAGCCATTATTGCCAAACCACTACTTATAGCGGCATCAAATTTAGTTCTGTTGTTTATATCAAACCTTGCCCAATCTTCTAATGTTCTTTGAAAAAACATATTACCAACATCACCTTTTTCTCTAAATAAACCCTCCATGTCATAGCCAATGTATTTCTCAATATAAGATTCGATTGCGGAAGCATGTGCTTGTTTTACATCTTCAGAAGTATTTGGTATACCACCCAACTCTCTTTCAGTTTTTGAAAGTTTGTTAAATACTTTATCAGGTCTATTCATACAAAAATTTCTATATCCTCTATTTTTAAAATGATACAATAATCTGGGTTTGTTGTTTTCAACCAATATTGGCATACCATAAAATACACAAGCCATCAACACTTCTTCAAAAAATATCTCAGCGGTTTGAGGTCTTGCAATGTATTCTAAAAAAAACTGGTTAGATGGCCATTCATCCATATTGAATTTGGTCATTCCATGTAAAGAACCGTTTGACCCTTTACCAACAACTACACCAGAAATATCATATGAGTCACATCCAAACGAGCCTAAATGTTCATTGCCTGGATAAAACCTGCCATTTCTTTTTTCAACTTTATTTTGTTGTTCTTTTTTAGGTAAGTAAGATACAAAAAATCTACCTCTTGTATCTGGGCTCCATAAAACTTCAGTATCTTTTACCCCATTTTTCCAATAAAATTTACCCTGAACCACATGTCTTTTCATAATCAAACTATCATTGTAATCTATTTGCTGATATATTTTTGTTAAATTAAATAAAGATTGTTTGCTTTCATCTCTAAACGCATGAGATTCTGAACGAGGAAATTGTCTGTAATATTCATTCAAAGCATCAGGATCTAATGCTAACGATTCTACTTCATTTTCCCAATAATTAATTGCACCTTGATATATCGGTTCTCCATCAATACCTTTTACTTCCTGTTCGGGATTTTGTAATACAGGATTACCATATTTATCAATAAAACCTTCCATGTTCCATTCCATAGGAATAAATAAATTATAGAGACCGCTTTTGGTTTGACCGTTTGCATTTCTGTTAGATGTGTCTGAATCGTAAAATAATTGTTTAAAATTACTTCCGCCTTTGTCTAAAGCGTTTGATGTTGAACCCATCATACATTTGCCAATAATTTTACTACCCAATCTCAAACAAGTTTTAGTTACTCTCCAATTATTTAATATATTTTCTGGCCTTTCCCATTTACCACTTTCATCATGTATAAGCAGTTGTAATTTTTCTCCATCGTAACTATTGTCTGATGTATTTTTCCAATCTATTGTTGTATCTAAACCATCTAAATCCTCTTCGCCCTGGTCATACATATTCTTCTTTGTAATTTTTGATGCTGGTATTCTGTAGGCCAATTCTGTTTTTGGTTTGTCCATACCATCTTGAATGGGTTTAAAAAAGAATGGATAGTTATTTGAAATTGGAACTATTTTATCTGTAAACATTTTTTTTGCATCTGACCCTGTTTTTGATAGCACACCGATTCTTGAATCACGAGACAGTGTAGCTGTATTGACACCTTCACACGAACTCATAAACGAAAATCCAGACCTTCTTATTTTTAAATAGCATATTCCAAAACTTCTTTTGTCTACCTTACAAGCCTCCCAATATATATAAAACAATCTATTTGCTTCTCTAAAATCTGGATGTCCTACATCAATTTTAGTCCACTGTAAATACATATAATGAGTGCCAGTAACATATGTTGGTTCACCATTATTTAAAAACCAATGTCCATTCTCTCTTCTATTAAACTCTTCTTCAATATAATTTATCCACTTATCTTTGAAATTAGGTGGTGCATCATACCACTGAAATATTGTTTGTATTCTTTTTAACTCTTTGGGATATACAGATGCTTTCCAGTATTGGTCTTTAGGTTTTTTGTCTGAAGAAAGTGTTGGTGTAGATGGAAGTGCTATTTTTAAATTATTGATAAAATAAATATCACCAATAGTGCCATCTCTTGATATTATAATAATATCGTACTTTTCGTTATACCCAGGTTGCCAAGCGTGTGCTTTGTTTTTTCTGGATAAAACATTTTTAGGAATTACATTGTCCAATAAAACATAAAGTTTATTTGGATCGTGATTCTGCAAATCCTTTTGGTGTATTTGTTTTTTTAATTTCATTTCCTTCTAATATGGCTTTCTCATCTTCAATTCTTTTTAATATTTCAAAAGCATCAAAGATAGCCAGCTTTTTTGTAGCGGCTGCATTTTTTAATCTGTCTGCAGCCAGCTCATCTTCAGGGTCTGGTTTTATAATTTCTTCTTTTGCAACTTTAATTAATTGTCTAACAGCTCGTTCACCAGCCTTTATAATTTCTAATTTAATTTCTTTAATTTCCATTTAATTTTATTGTTATGTGGTCTGTAAACATTCTATACAAAACCTCATCTTCTATTACAAATTCATATTCGCTATCAGGTTTATAAACCACCTCATCCCCAACTTTTAGCCCTAAATTTAACAGCTCTTTATTTATATATTTTATTGTACCAACTAAAGGTTCTTTGCTACCCGACTTTTGCAAATAAGAATCTTTTTTATCAGATGGTTTTACAAAACAATATTTATCATGACCTACCCAATCGCCATCTTTTTTATATAAAAAAAACTGGTCATAATCTATAAGAAATAAATTTTCTTTTAGATAACTTCTTCCGCTTTTTCTTCTACCATACATATCGTTGTAAAATTTAAAAACATTATGATGAACCACCATAATGTCTCCTTTTTCAATTTCACCCTTATACCCTAATGGCGTTTCTACAACCTTTGCAAATCTATTAGCTGATTTATGGTCTTCTTCAGATGTGCTTGTTATAAAATCAATATCACCTATTTTTTTTATATTATCATATCTCCTGTTTTTCAGTGGAGTAACTATGAAATAGTGTGGTGAACGCATTAAAAGTTTATGTTATATTCCAAAGAAATTGGTAGTGTAGTTTTAAACTCTTTCCATAAAACAACTTCATCTTTTTGAACAATCCAAATTTTGTAAGATTCGTTTTGAATGTCTTGCTGAATTAAATGAATAGAATAATTACCTCCCAATACTTCTTGCCCTACAATGTAATGCATTGCTCCAGACTTATAGTCTGCTCCTATAGAAATTTTTCTTATGTCCATTTAATTAAAATAATGAGTCTACAGTAAGAACTCTATAAATTATATTAAAATACAATACGCCTGTGCCTTGTGTGGGATTTGAAGCTGTGCTCAATGTTATTGCTGTGTTTTCAGTCATAGTTAGATTTGAAGTTAACTCTGATTTCAAAACATCTACAGCTGAGTTTATTTCATTTTGGTCAATATTAACTCCAGCGTTTGTTAATATTACATTAGCAAAATCATAAGCTTGAGCACCTGCATCTACAAAATATGAAACTCGCATAGTATCAATAACTTTTCCTGCACCAGGGGCGTTTATCAAAGTTACTGGGTTGCCAGAAAGCGTTAACAAGGCGGCACTACTAACAGTAACTTTTGCTATAAGAGTATCTACTCCGAACAGCTTTTGAACATCTCCTAATGTGCATGATTTAGTTAATAAATTATCTGATTGGTCAGTTAATATTAAATAATCTGTAGCTACTGGTGTAGCTAAATTAGGATATGCTGAAGTGTTACTTATTTTCGCCATTATCTTCTTTTTTTGCTGGAGGTTTTACTTCTCCTGTTTTTAAATCAACAACTGCATCCTGACCATATTCTTCAATAAGCCTTTGTTCTATTGCCTTGAACTCAGCTTGTAAGGCGTTTATCTCAGCTATTAATTTAGCCTTGTTTAGTTCAGCATCTGCTATACCAACTTTAGCTTGTAAAAACTTATTATTGATACCTTGTATCTCTTTTAATTGATCTTCCGATATTTTTTTCATTGTATTAAATTTAAATATTATATATAATTACAAATATAGTAAATTAATTTTAGGAATCAGGCTGGTCACATTCGCTAACACTATCGCTACAGCTTGAACCTTGCACTACACCTGAGGCTCCTATCTGAATATAATATCTCGCACCACCACCTGAATATAAGTATATATATCCTGCTGATGCTACAGTTGAACCTGTTGCAGATGTATATACTTTATCTCCAGATGCAGGATAACCATTATTACCATTACAGCCTGATGTGTTGTCGTAATAATAAGATTGGTCTGCATCTGGTGGTACATTTGCATTTGCAGGACAAATAGTATTAAAGTTTTCTACTGTTGAACCTAAGAATAGTGTTCTTGAATTTTGACCACTTCCTGTAGATGTAACTGTTCTATCTACATTATTTACAAATCCAGCTAAATAGTTTACATTTCTATACTTAATTTGTATATACCAAGGCCCATTAAATGTTCCAGAACTTACTTCAGCATTTTGACCCACTCTTGCAATAAAAGGTCTATTTAAAAGTGATGCAGTATCTGCAGCTTCCGAGTTATTAACATTGTAAGGTCTGTTAGACTGCCACATCCATGTTCCTGATCTGCTTGTAACTTGTGAAGCTATTGAGCCCCAAAACTGAAATGATTTTTGGTTTCCAAACATTTGACAGTTGGAAGTTGGAGAAGCTTGTTCACAAAAACCAAAATATACTTGCCCCATATTTGGATTGCTACCCGCACTTTTGTAAACTGTAATTGAATCTACGAGAATAAATGTATTAGTTCCTTGTGCAGGAATTAAGATACATCCATTAGTAAACCAATTATAAAAACCGTTTTGTTGTATTTTAATGGTTTCAATTTTTTGATGTTCTACAAATATACCTGAATTACCCCAGGCACCTGAAAATTTAGGCTGTTTGTCATCATTACCAAATCCTGAATTACCAAAAAATTCTCCATTACCATAGTTACCTGCCTGTATATAATTGTTATCTTTTGGACTAAAAAATTGTTTTTCGTTACAATTTAATCCTTGCGTGTTGATTGTTCCTACTACTTCAAAAGCTGAAGTAGGATTTATTGTTCTATATCCAACTCTTCTGTTTTGTGTATCCACAAATAATGTAGCTGTACTACTACTTGTTGGGTCTCCTAATGTTATTGTGTTTGTTCCAAAAGTGATGTCTCCATCACCAATAGATGAACTGCCTGTAAATTTTGCAACTTTACCTGATGTACCGCTACCTGTTATTCCACCAGATGCTGGAGCACTATTTGTAATTGTAAAGTTTGGATAACTTCCTGAAATAGTAATACCCGTACCGCCTGTTAAAGCAACTGTTTGATCGGGTGCTGAATTTGTTACTGTTATGCTGCCCGAACTTGTAACTGGTGAGCCTGAAACAGATATACCTGTGCCAGCAGTTATGCCTACACTGGTAACTGTACCAGTATTTGTTGTGGCAGAGGTGTTTATGGTTACAGTGTTTCCAGAACGAACTGTAGTTATATTAGTGCCACCAGCAATATCTACAGTTTCTGCATCGTCAATGGTTGCGGTGCCTCCACTATCGGCAGTAAGTTTCCAAGTCGACATAGTTCCACCACTACTTGGTGAACTGTTTGTTATTGTAAAGTTTGGATATGTACCAGAAACTGATATACCTGTACCAGCTGTTAAAGCTACGGTTTGGTCTGGTGCATCGTTTGTTATTGTTAGTGTTGGTATAACACCACTTGTGCCCAAAACAGTGCTAATTCCAGTACCACCTGCAATATCTACTGTTCCTCCGTTTCCAATAGAAATATCAGTACCTGAATCCCCACGAACTGTCCAAGAAATCATCCCACTATTAGATATAGTGTAAACACCATTAGAGTCGGAAACACTAATTCCTACACCACTTCCTTGAATTGCACAAGCACCAACTGTCGTACCAGTTGCGTTGTTTATACTTATGGCAGGAGCAGTGCCACCTGAACTTACTATAGGTGCAGTGCCAGTTACCCCTGTAACAGTTCCTCCGCTGCTTGGTGAACTATTTGTTATTGTATAAACACCGTTGTTATCCGAAACCGATATTCCTGTTCCTGCTTGAATAGCAGCAGCACCTACTGTTGTACCAGTTGCATTGTCAATGCTAATTGTAGGACTTGTTCCTCCTGATGAATTTATTGGACTGGTTGCACCTACACCTGTTACTGTTCCACTTCCAGTTCCTGCACCAATCAAACTTCTTACTTCAGCTCCAGTAATTCCAGTGTTTAAGCTTGGTGAAGTACCATCGGATAAAATGGCTGGCACTCCAGTATCGGGTGAACTATTAGTTACTGTTATACTACCAGAACTGGTAATTGGAGAACCAGATACAGATATTCCTGTACCCGCAGTAATTCCTACACTTGTAACAGAACCACTTCCTGTTCCTGCACCGATATCACTTCTTACTTCCGCACCAGTTCTGAAATCTACATTACCATCAGAATCTAATACTAAAAACTTATCAGTATCTGTACCTGCATTTACTATTGAAGGAATTTTATATGCACCAGCTGAGGTAATTAATTGTGAACCAGTTGTGCCTGTGCCTGATGAAGGCTTTAAGTATAACCCATCTTTAAAAAGTAATTTACCATCTGCAAGAACAGAAAGTCCTTGAGCCGAAGTAAATTGAAAACTTGCACCACTACCATAAGAAGACCCATCACTGTGATAAAAGGTCATTTCGCCAAACTGTAATTGAGAAGTTTGGTCAGAAAATTCTATCTTAGCCCCTGAGCCATTGCTTGTGTTCAACAACCTTAGTAAAGGGTTGCTACTAATACTCCCCTCTATCGTTAACTGTCTGTCAATCGACTGGTCTGCTAAAAATCGAATCGGCATATTAAATTATATTTATGACACCTTAGTGATCAATATTCTTATTGCGTTTGCTGAAGGTGCTGTAGTAAAGTCTACTGTTACTTGACCAGTAGTGTTTCTTGTTACATCAGCATAAACAGTGTCATAAGTAGAGTTGTCATAAAGCTGCACTATTACATCTCTTGTACCCAACCCATGGTTTACTGCTATAGAAGCTGCTCCTCCAATATCTGCAGCATATTGCTCGTTTGCAGCAATACATGTGCTAACTGCAGTACAGAAATCACTTACTTGTGATGCGGTAATATCAATGTCTTGTTGAGCAGCTGATTGTGCAACACCAAACTTATCAAAGTTTACAGTAACAGTTTTACTTGCACTACCATAATTTTGTGCTGTTATACCTTGGTCAATTAATTGAATCCAACCACTTGCAGTTGCAGTAAAGACAGCATTATCAAATCCAGCAACACCTTTTACTGTAGCCCCATCTGTTGCTCCTACACCCGCTATACTTTGTCCTGACTGAACAATAGTGTAATCAGATAAACTTGGTGTTGAGCTTGCAGCAATTGTACTATTTGCAAATATTAAATCTCCAACTTCTAATGTCTCTGTAAAGAATGAGCCTCCAGTAGTTACTGCAAAAAAGTCACCCTGGTCTAAAGCAATGTTGCTTCCTCCAGTCAATGCAGGTGAGTTTGTTGATGCATTATAGCCACCTCTAAATATTCCGACTCCTGCAGCTATAGATTGAACTTGTGCTAAGTTAACACCATCTGTTCCTGCGACTCCATCAGCCACATCTAATAGTTTAAATCCGCCAAAGTCTACATCTGCTTCTGCATCACCCCACTGATCTAAATGTATATCTGCTGGTGTAATTTTTCTGTTACCATTATTATTGTCATCATAAAATATTAATGAATCATTAGCATCATCTATTGAGCTGCTTGAAGTAATTTCATTTAAATCAAGCTTTACAGTTACCGTTCTTCCTGATTCGGAAGTATCAATACCTGCATTTGCTCCTGAGCCTGAACCAGCTATTGTGACTGTTTGGCCATTATTAACTGTACTTGAACCAGAGTCACCTGCTATAGTCCATGATGACATCGTTCCGCTTCCAGCTGCTGAAATCGTTATTGTTCCAGAACCGTTATCAGCGGTTGTAATACCTACACCTCCTTGAATAGTGAGTGTTCCTTGGTTAGAAATAGTTGAAGAACCAGAGTCAGCTGCTGTTCCAATATTATCAAATGGCTTATCATTTGTAATGGTCAAAGTATCAGTTGCTGAAGCTGCGGTTGAAATACCTGTACCCCCAGCAAATGTAGCTGTGTTACCATCACTAATTGTTTGACTTGAACCAGAATCTCCTGCAAGAGTCCATGATGTCATTGTTCCTGCACCACCATCTGATGCTGCTGTAATTCTACCCTTTGCATCAACTGTAATGTTTGCAGATGTATACGAACCAGCTGTGACTGCTGTACTAACTAAATCAATTTGTAGATTATTTGAATTGGATGCTACAGTTGATATGTTATTTGATGTTCCAACAATTTCAACTGTCTCGCCAGAAGTTATTGTTTGAGTTGTTCCGCTATCACCTTTTAAATCCCAATCGTAGTTTTCTGCAGCTGGGAAAGTGATTGTTTGAGTGTTTACTCCTGAAACATGGCCTTCAGAAGTAGTTGTGATTGTGCTTACTACATCTACAGTTCCACCATAACCAGGTGAAGATGAATTTGTAGTGTTGGTTCTTGATACCGCACCATGATTAATAGTTACTGTATCAGTTGCCCCTACTACAGTGTCGATTATGTCTCCACCCGCTACAGTTACTGTTTCTCCTGAAGCTATATCTTGTGCAGAACCTGTATCTGCATCTAAAGTCCATCCAGAATAACTTGAGCCTGTAGCTGCAATAGTAATTGTACCATTTCCGTTATTTGTAGTAGATACTCCAGTTCCTGCCGCTATTGTTAGAGTGTCTCCATTACTAATAGTGGAGTTAGACCCCGAACTCGCTGCAGCCTCAAAGCTACTCATTGTTCCAGCTCCTATATCTCCTAATATTTGTGATTTTGTTCTTCTTTCAATTAATCCTGAAGTAGATACTAATATACCATCATATCCTGCATTAGCATCTTGGTTTATAGTAGCGGTTACTGTACCATCTATATTAAGTGCGTTTAAAAATCTTATTGCCATGTCTTATACTTTTTATTTTTAATTAAATATTGCAACTCCAGTAAAATTATTAGTAAAATCCAACTGGACTTGATTAACATTTAAATATGTTACCGTACATCCAACCTCTTCGGTGGGTGCCGCTGTTGTGCCAAAACTGACACTAACTGCGGGGAACTTATTTAAGTTATGAGTAACGGTATATGTATTATTGCCTGTTAACTGAGCACTAACTTCATTCTTGTCTCCGCCACTACTACTATGTTTTAGCAAAGATATAAAATAATCCTTTTCATTGGTTAAGCCCCCGTTACCCGCAACATAGGTTAAGCCTATGTTAAAAAATGTAGGCTCACCTCCTACTTGTGCCGCAGAGTTCCATTTAAAAATAGCCCACTGCGTTATATCATCACACTGTGTTATTAAAACATCAGATCCTGTTAATGGTGAAGTATACCATGTGGATACATTCAGTGATGTGCCACCTTGGTTTTCAGCATACTGACTAAGAACAAATGTAGTTATTGTGCTGAAGTCTACAGTAAACGCACCACCATTTAAAAATGTAATTGACTCATCTGGTCTTGGTACTCCAGGAGGAGATGGTGCTTCATTGCTATATTGATAACGCAATAATTGAGACTCAGATGCTTTTTTGTTAATAAAATCAGCAACTGCCTGGGCGGTAAAGTTTTTTGTTTGAAAATTGTTCTGCGAATCAGAACCAATCCACTTATCACCACCTACTACATTTAGGTCGTTAACATATGTTGAAATTCTTGCCATTCTATTTTTTTATAGATTTACCCTTCTCGTAACTACGCCCACCAAAATAGGCTGCTGTGATTGTTATGAGAAGCATTTTTAAAAGTTCCTTCCACTCATCATCAACTGCAAAGTTAATAAATCCTGAGTCAATAAATATAAGCAGAACAGTAGATACAAATAAAAAAATGAGAGATAATGGCCTAACTGATTTTGCTAATTTATTGTCAGATGCCATATCTGCTTTCCATCTTTCAGTTACATTTTTTTGTTGCTCTTGCTCAGCTTTTATAAAAACCTCTGTCATTTCTTTTTCAAATCGAGCTTTTTCTTCTTTGCTAAAAACATGCTGTCCTATTATGTTGCTTAATTTTTCAGCAACACCTACACCAGCTCCGCCAAATATTTTTGCTAATACTTCTTTCATATTATAAATCTTTATATTCAAATTTTGCATCAAAACTCGGACATGCTTTTGGAGAAAAATCTCTGTGTCCATGTATTACTGCGTGTGGAAATATATTTTTTAAATATTTTAACAGCATTAATAATGAGTCTATTTGTTGCCCAGTTCTATTATCTTCAGGTTCCATTTTTTCATCTACCCCACCGCAATAACATACACCTATGCTTGATTTATTGTGACCCTTTACATGGGCTCCAATTTTTTCAATAGGCCTGCCTAATTCTATTTGACCATCTCTTTTGATTACATAGTGGTATCCTATTCCAGACCATCCTCTTTCTTTATGCCACTTATCTATAACTTTAGCATCCACATGCATATGTGGTGGTGTTGCTGAGCAATGAATAAATATTTTATCTATTTCTCTCATAATCTAAAATTTAATCCAACGCTACTATTATAGATCTCAGAATCCCAAAATTTAGCATATTCACCCTCAACAAATATTCCGAGTGTTTTGCTAATTTTCCAACCGACTATCAACCCACCTTGATAATCACTCCACTGTTTACCTTTCAGTAAATTGTTGTGGCCCCCGAGCCCCCAGCTATCACGATGCAAGTAACTGAAGTCGACATTGCCCTTGAAATATTTATGATATGGTAAAATCCAGTTAGCATATGAATGTAACCAAAATTTACCACCCTGACTATAGTGGTAAAAATCGAAACCAACGATGGGTGCGTATTCTGCAAAAGGGTCAAGTTCTGCCCATCTTTGCTGATTAAAATCGTTCATAAGCTGACCAAATATTAGGTCACGAAACTGTCTGTCAGTCCAAGCCACTATATCGCCTTGTGGGTTTGTCCAATACCAGTCGTAAAATGAATTACCATTTTCATCAGTTGAGGCATAGTACCAATCATCATAACCGTACTCGAACCCCAATGTATACCAATAGTTTGCTGGATTTCCATCTTCATCAACTTCGTTCAGCCATAATTCAATAGGATTATAACCAAAAGCCTTTTGATGAGTTCTTGCTATTACACCAGCACTAATACTAAATTTTTTACCAATTGGTAATCGAGCTCTAACCTCAGCACTTTGATATTTTAAATCAACATTACCTACCTCTCTTTGCTCTATTTTAACTATATGATAGTCTCCAGTGTGTCTCAGAAAATATCGTGAATTGGTAAATACATCAGACCTTTGTCTTTCTTTTTCCCAATGAAATAAATATTCAAAGCCTTTTACAGCTGCTGTGGGTGCAGACAAAGCTTTGTTATTTTCTGTGCCATCATAATAGTTGTTACCTTTTACTTCATAATCAAATCTTGCAAGTTTACGAATACCGAATCCAGCTCTATAATCAAACGGATGATATACAGTTTGATCTTCAACTCTTGGTATTGCGTATAAATCATCAGGATTAGTTCTAATAAAATAATCAGGGTACTGAGTTTCATATGCATTTTTCATATCACCCGCTACATATATAGTAGCGTATTTGAAAATATCATCATATAAATTTTTAAAAAACTTTTTGAACTTGTATTCACGAACAATTTTGTTTTCTAACTTATCGCTATTATCTATAACTTGTGAGTTAAGATTAAACGCAAACAATATAAATATAAGGGTTATTAACTTTTTCATTTTAAAATTTACTTTCTATAATTTTATCTATTTCTTTTTGAATCTTTTTTACCGAATCATCTGGTAGTTTCAAAGATATTCCACTTTCAATTCTTTTAATTTCTTCTCCGTTATGATACAATATAACAGTAGGCAAATATTTAATTTCTTCAGAATCAAATATCTCTTGTTTATCAGTTATATGAAAAGTGTAAGTGTTATAACTTTTAAAAGGTTTGAGGGAAATTTCAGAGTCTTGTGTGAATGGTGCAGAAAATTGAACAACAGATATTTCAGATTTAAAATCTTGAGCTGTCAATGAAAGTATGGGGAATAATAATACTAACCATCTCATTTTTTTCTACTTATTTCGTAGAGCCTTTCATCCATTTTTGCTAAAGACTCTTTTATTTCGTTTACATCATCTTTGATGTTTGTTACATCCGATTGAATGTTATCAATCGTGCTACGAACTAATTCATCTTTGTATTGAAATTCAATTTTACTAACCTCTGGCTTTGGGAGTTCCATTGCGGTGGTTATTTGAGCCTGTAAGGTATAGTACATACCTACGAGTGAAGCGAAACCTATAGCCATAGCTACCATTTCTTTTAATGATAAAGTAAATTTACTTTCAGGCGATAGATTTTTATCTTGGCTCATTTCTCTACATATATATAATTAAATTCGACATTGTTTCCTAAAGTGCTTGTTTGAGTAAAGTAGTTCATGTGATTAAATTTTAGATTCTTTTCTTTTAATTGCTTTTTGTTTTCTTTTGATATCTTTTGCTGCTCTTTCTTTTCCTATCTTTCCTTGTTCAACCATTTCTAAAGCGTTAGATATCATTAATTTTTTTCTTTTAATTGCCTTTTTCTTTCTGTTTGCTTTATTAAGCTTACTAAGTTTTGGCTTAATTAATTTTTCAATTTTTTCAGCCTGTCCTTTATGTTTGGCTGAAGCTTTTTTAAGTTCTCCTGCTATGGCTTTTAGTTTATCTTTCATGTTACCAAATCGCTATACAAACTTGATTTCTAATTGAAGCACTACTTCCATTGCTTCTTAGTTTTTTAACTTGCACAGGAAGGTAGTTGCCTACTTTAAAATTTTTAAATGTTACAGTGTTAGGAGATTGAACCGTTCCAGAAACAGTATCTACACATACATCTACATACTCATCTCCTACTCCAGATATTGTAGCACTTGATCCAATATATAGTAAACATCCTGAAGATGAATCTATTCTTTGTTCAAATATAGGGCCTCCTTGAAACACAATATATGTATCATTAGGGGCGTTAGTAAAAATATCTGCACTAAGGTCTAATATAGTGGAGCTATCAAGCCCTGTAACCGTAGCAGCAGCTCCAGTTGCTGTATTATATACAATATCACCAATTACAACATTTGAAAAATCAGCACCTACATCAACAAGTTTGTCGGTGGTATTTGCTGTATTTGTTCCTGTCACTTGTGGACAGCCAGGATAAGGAATTGGTATTGAATCTGCGGCTATGACTGGAAGTGCCAAGCCAGTGTTTACTGTTATTTTAGGATATGCCATTTTTTTTAATTTAGAGGGTTAAAAATCTCTTTACTTTTTGTAAGGAAAAACTCGATTAAGAGTATCCCTACGCTTTCCGCAACCACAGTCTTCTGCTCCAGTTGCTTTTACTACTCTTGTTACTGCACTTTTAATGCCTGTAACTGTAGTAAATTTTTCTATTGTATCTCCCAAACCTCGGGATTTTTCATTTAATTTCATTTACTTATTTTTTACAAACGCACTCTGCCACTGGGCAGTCGCTTACATTAACTACTAATTTTGATACCAACCAGTTCCACTTGCATAATAGTTTACACCAGCTTTTCTGAATCCAGTATCCAAATTTTACAAATAATTTACCCATTTTGTTTTTTTAAATATACTTCAGGTGGAGGCACTCTGTCTATTTTTCTCGGAACATAAGGAATCTCAATAAATGTTGGAGTCGCTTTTACTTCCGTAGGTTTCGCCTCAACCTTTTTAGTTACTACTTTTTTAGCTGCAACCTTTTTTTTAGGTGCAACTTTCTTTTTACTTTTTGCCATTATATTAAATTTAATTACCTTCTACTACAGCCAAAGTTTTTAGCGTAGTTAGCCATTTTGACAACTGAAGGAGAATAATTTTTTTTCTTCTTCATTACAGCCGATGCCGCACTACAGGCATCTTTGAACCCATTTCTTTTAGCCCAGGCTGTAAATTTTCCTTGATCCTTTTTTTTAATCTGTGGAAATTCTTTTGCCATATTATTTTTTTATAAGCTTACTCAAATGCCCTTTTACGCTTTTTGGGTAATGCTTTTCATACTTCATTGAATGGTCTCCGCCATAAGCGTGTCCATACATTTTTTTAGACATGGCCTTTGATTCATCTCTACGGTCTTTAAAAGACTGAGACTTCTTTCCATGTTTTGCTCCTAAAGACTCATCAAGCCTATCGTTATAACCTTGTGCCATAATTTTAATTTTTAATTGATTATACAAATATAATAATATTTTACTTGTGTGCTTGAAGCAAAAATTTATGCTCTTTTTTGTTTTCTGTCTGCTTGTTTCTGAAACCTTTTGCTTACACGAGTGTATTTATTTTCTGCTTTATTTTTGTTTTTTATAGTTCTTGTTCTGCCTTTTTTGTTTTTTAAAGTATTTGAAGCAACTGTTCCAGTACCATCTTTATTTACATCATAGCTTTTTCTTTTTACTGTTCCTGTTTTATTTCGTGAAGTGCTTTTTGATTTTGATTTATATGCAGATTTTTTTGAATTTAAGCCCTCCCCAATAACTGTAGTAAAATCCTTAGTCTTCATTTTAGACCTAATCTTACTGCCTTTCTTTTTGTATTTAGATTTAGTAGCGGTGGTAGAAGTAACTAATGCTTTGTTTTTCATTTTCATAATATATTCTTAACATCTCCATCTTCTTCTTGCTGCACAAATTCTTTTCTCTGGAGTTTTAGAACAACTAATGTTGTGCATTTTCATTTGACCAAGAGACCTGGAGCAATAGGACTTTCTTCTTTTAGCCCTCATTTTACTGGGCTTCTTTTCAGTAACAGCAGTTTTTAAATTACCACCTGTCTTTCTATTATATGCAGCCACACCTTTAGCTGTCATTCCAGCTCCCGATTTGGTTGACCTATAGTTTCCTCCTTTACCTATTGTTCTTGCTACTGCCATTATGTGTTTCTTACTTTTGCTGCAGCTGTATTGCTTACAACTGTTTTACCTCTTCTACCTTCTCTTTTTTTCTTACGAGCAGTTTTGGCTAATTGTCTTTTGCTAAGTCTTTTTGCTTTTGCTAAAGGAAGACATCTGTCAGGATTTTTTTTATCTTTAGAAGTACCGCATGGCCCTTTGATTTTACCATCTGTACCTATACGAACCCATTTTTGTTTTACCCAATCTTTTAGTGCACCCATTACTTTTTAAATTTATTTGATTTTTCCCATGGTAAACTTCTATCGTGTGTGTCTATTTCATCAACTGGATATATTTGTGTTGGAGATTTAGCGTTTCTTTTAAAATAATAATTATTATGATCGTATCTTAACTGTCCTTTTTGCATTTGCTTTAAATGCTCAGTCTCATGAGACACAGCCAAATCTTTATCTTTTTTACTAATTGATGAAGAAATCTCTATAACTCCGTTTGGATTGATTTGACCTAATGTATATTTACCCAAAGGCTTTTCTACAACAAGCCTATCTCCATTAGAGTATTCACTATTATAGCCAAAGACTTCATATATGTTTCGTAGTTTAAATGCCATTTATATTAACCCTTTTTCTTTGGTGCAGGTTTTTTAGCCTTATCTCTTTCGGCTTTCATCTTTCTAAGCCTTCTAATTTCATTCTTATATTCAGCCTCGCTTAAACCCTTAAACCTTCCTTTCTTTATAGGAAATTCTTGTTTTTCAAAAATTTCTTTTTTCTTTACTTCAGTTTTTTTTTTAGCCAACTTTGGCTTTTTTTTAGGGTCGTATGGTGCAAACCCACCTTGTAATACTGGTTTCTTTTTCTTCTTGCTTTCTTTATCTTTCTTAGAAAGCCTAATCATGTATTCGTTTTTAGAAAATTCCTTTTGACCCTTAGGATCTTTTTCTTTAGCTTTTTTTGGTTTCTTCATCGCCATTTTTGGCATCTTCATATCTCCTTTAGGAACACTTTTCATTTTCATCTTCGGCTTCTTCATAGCCATTTTAGGCTTCTTAGCCAAAGGTGCTTTCTCCATTTTCATCTTTGGCTTCTTCATAGACATTTTAGCTTTGTCTACTGCAGCTTTGAATTTAGGATTATTATCTAATTTACCAGCTTTTGATGCTGCTTTTAGTTTTGCGTTGAACTTAGGTTTTTGCATTGCCATTTCAGCCTTTTTCATTTTGGCCATTTTGACTTTTTTCATAGCAGCCATTTTAGCCTTTTTGTAAAACATTTTAGGCTTTTGAACAGCTGACAACATAGGTTTTTTCATCATGATTTTTAATTTTAACAGTTACAATTATTTTTTTCCTTTTGCCTTTTTAGCATAGTTTGGGTCTTTACAATACTTACTTGCAGCCATATTTGCATAAGCTGATGGATAAGTATCAAAAGTTCTTTTAGCCCAAGCTATACCTGCTGGACATATTTTACTTTGCTTTGGTTTTCTTAATGATAGTTTAGTCTTTTTCATTACTTGACATCTTTTGATAAGTTCTGGTGTTTACTTTTTCTTTTTTCTTACCTGTTAGTTTTCTTACTCTTCTAATAAATTCTGCATTGCTAAGTTGTTTGTTTTTATACATACAGCTTAACTTTTCTTTTGTTCCAGCCTTTAGTTCTTTACAAGGATTATCCTTTGATAATCTTTTTTTTATTCTATCAGCTTTGTTTCCTATTTTAGGTTTTTTAAATTTCATAACTATCTACCTTGACCTCTATATAGTCTGCCGCTATAATATTTTCCACTCACTTGATTCGTGTGTCGATTTTTGGAGTGAACACCAGGTCTTTTCTTTTTAGATTTATAAATATAATTACTTACTATCTTTCTTGCCATTGGCATTTATTAGTATCTTTACAAAGATAATTATTTTAATCAAATGAAATTTAAAGGTCTTCAAATCCGAAACACCCGTAGTAGAACTATTCCTACACACGACTATCTTAAATATTGGCGAGTAATAAGGATGTGGGTAAAAGCCACTTATAACATTGGTGTTCCTGATTTGGAAATGCTTTTGTTTCTATATAGTGAACAGATCTTTAATAAAACAAGTTTTGAAGAATACAACGAACTGTTCTCCTGGGATACCAAAAGATTTAAAAGACTTAAGAAAGAAGGGTGGATTCATGTTTGGCGAGAAAGAAGAGGTAAAGAAACTACTTTATATGAATTAACATACAAAGCTAAACGCATGATTAATAGTGTGTATAAAAAACTTAATGGTGAGGAGATACCTGAATACACAAATCCTATGTTTAGACATGATGCTACTTATATGCAAAAGGTCACAAAGAAGTTTATAAAGAAACTAAACAAGTCTATAAAACAACAACAACATCTCTCTCACTAATAACAGTGTAAGGTTGGTCTTCAATAAACATACTGTATCCAGCAGCTTTATCGTAAAATATAATATCGTTTGATTTAATTACATTGACATCAGTTCCAGGTTTTACAACCTGACCCTTTTGATATCTATAAGACTCAACATCTTCAGCTGAAAGTAAAAGACCTGATTTGGTTTTCTTTTCTTCTTTAATTTTCTTTATTACTATATACTTCCCTATCGGCTGCATATTTTTTTTCTTTGTTATAAACATAGAATCCATGACTTTCTAATAAAGCTATGGCTTTTTCTATTTCTTCTCTTTTTAATCTATATGTGTCAAATATTTCATTATGTATTGGCATATCATTAAATTTAAATGTTGAATTATTCTTGTCTGATTCTTGCATGTGTTACTATTGCATTGGTTGATAATATTGTGGTTGCTACACTAACCGCATTTATAAAAGCGTTCTTTGTAACTTTCAATGGGTCTATAACTCCTAACTTGAACATATCTCCATACTTTTCGTTTTTTACATCAAACCCATAATTTTTATTCTTTGTTAATTTTATAGAGTCTGGATCTATTCCTGCGTTTTTGAGTATTTGTTCAAATGGAGCAACGATAGATTGCGATAATATATAACGAGCAATTGACCTGTCTTTTAATTTTATATCATCTTTAATCAAGTCCTTTGCAATATTATATAAGGCTAATCCACCGCCTACAACTATACCTTCATCAAGTGCTGACTTTACAGCACAGACCGAGTCATCGACTCGGTCAAATTTTTCTTTTTGCTCAACATCACTATTCCCTCCAACATATATACATCCAATTGCACCGCTTAAGCTTGCCACCCTTTCGTTTATAAATTTTTTCTCTTCTGGATGTGTGGTATTTTCTTGTTGAACTTTTAATTCTTTTATCCTTTCTTCTATCTCATCAGTCATTTGATTGTGCTTTATAATAACTGAAGAATCTTTTCCAACAATAATTTTATCTGCTGTACCTAAATTTTGTTCGGTAATCAAACTCAAATCATCACCAGTTTTTTCTGAAAAGTATTTTGCACCAAGTGCAATCGCAATGTCTTGCATAAGCTCATGCTGTTTGTATCCAAAGTTTGGTGGTGTGATATTACAAAACTTTAAACCATTACGAACAACATTTGCGGCCAAAGTGTTTATTACATTTTGAGAACACTGACCTATAATCAAAAGCTTTTGCTGATTATTTATAATTGGTTTTAGTACACTTTCAATTTGTAACAAGTTGCTTATCTCTGTATCGCAAACTAAAACTTTTACATCTTCTAAAACACACTCATCTTTTCGTTGGTCATTAATAAATAAGTTTGAAGTGTAACCTCTATCTACTTTTATTCCATTAGTAACCTCTGCATAAGTTTCCGAGGTCATAGATTTTTCTACAGTGACAATTCCGTTTACTCCAACTTTCTTATATGCTTCGCTAATTATATGACCTATCTCTTTATCGTTGTTGGCAGATATTGTAGCAACATCAAGTAAATCGTTCTTCTTAATTTTTTTCGATTGTTTGTCTAAATCTTTGAGAATTTGTTTTGAAAGACTTTGTATTTCTTTTATAACTTCAGTTTTGTTTCCTCTATCTGAAAGCATCTCGCTTCCATTTTTAATCAATGCTTCAGTAAGTACGATTGCTGTCGTTGTTCCATCCCCAGCAACATTTGCGGTTCGAGAAGCTGCATCTTTCATCATCTGAATTGAAAGATTTTCTACTGGATCATCTAAGAAAATACTTTTGGCTACTGTTACTCCATCTTTTGTAATGGTGATTCCGCCTAAATGGTCTGGTGATTCTATCAATACGGTTTGACCGCATGGGCCGAGGGTACTTTTTACAGCCTTAGATATTTTTGTAATTCCTTTTATTAGTTTTTCTCTTGCTGTATTATCGAATGATAAATCTTTTGGAATATATCCTTTTGACATTGGATTTAATTTAAATTATATAAAACAAATATATATAAAATAATGTTAGAAATGTTAAACTATACAGAAATTATTAACACTTACAAATATTTCTTTATATATATATTTATACTGTAAATTATTTACTATAATATTAACATTTTCAACATTTTTATTGTAAAGTATTGAAAATAAGTAAGTTAAGTAATGTTGATTTTCTGTTGATTCTGTTGATATAGGCTTTAAATTAAGAAAGAGGCCCAATAATGAACCTCTAACTTTCACAAATAATCAAAACAGAACAAATTGGGAACTCTTAAAATTCGTAAATGTCTTTATCGCCATCCATTCTCATCTTAGCTCTCTCAATTCCATCAGCGATTTGATCTATCTTATATTGTTTCTTCATTTGTTTTCTATATAATGAAGCTTTTTGTATGCCAGTCATACCTGGCTCTATTTGTTCGTTGATTAATCTTCCGTTTTTGATAGTTAATCCATCGTAGTATCCAAATGCGTTTGCCATAATTATATATTTTCTACAAATATAGTGAAAATATTTTTAGAGATTCAGATATATAGGGGTTGAGGATTATTATATGTTATATGTGCTGTACCCCCCAATAGAAAAACGATTTTTTTTTGTGCCGATTTGTAAAAAAAAAATTTTTTTGTGCAATTTTTTGACTTTTTGCCCTGCTGTTTATTGGTTGCCCTGTTTGGTGGTGGTGGTGGTGCCTGTTGTTTGTCCTTCCCTCTGTTTGTTTTGCCTGTTGGGTCTGTTGGGGCGTGTCCTTCCCCCCTTTTGTGTCGCATACACAAAGGAAAACCCCCCTTAATGTCTACACGATCCGCAATATATCTAAACGAAATAACCCCCTAAACTTTTTATTTCTTCCTGTAAATCAATTATTTAGAAAAAAATTGAAAGTATTTACATAATTATAGTAATATTTAATATTTATTTTGTAGATTTGGAAAAGATATATAATAAATTAACAATTAAATTATAATAATTATGAAAAAAGAGACTTTAAAAATTAAAGCATTTAACAACCCTGAAATAATTTCCTGGAACATTGTCGGACATTTAAAAGATAATCACAATATCGCTTTAAACCCTGGAGAATTTAAACTTATTTATAATTCAGTAATTCAAACTATTAGACAATTAGGCGAGAATGATTTATTGAAACATGATGCCGAAACTATTATAAACGGATAATTAACAATAACTATTAAATTAATATAATTATGAAAACTTTTAATAATAATACCAATTTAACAAATTTTAAATTTTGGAGCGGTGCAAAAACATTTGCGGAAAAATTGACTTATAACGAACTTTTAGAAATAGAATTTCATTTAATGGAGTTGTATCCTGATGGAATAAGCGAAACGCATTTAAACGATCTGTTTAGGTTTGAAGAAGATTTTTTATGTGAGTTAATTGGCGAAACTTCTGAAGAGGTATACAATAGGGAATATTAAAATTCTGATGAGTAAAGGTTTAAACACCTACGAAACCCCTCAATTTTGGGGGGTCAATTTTAACCTAATTAAATTAAATTAAAAATTATGAAAACACGAGTAAAAAATTTACTTAGCCCTCGTACTTATAACCCTGTGGCGAATCAGTACGAAATTAACACACCGAAAGAAATTTTCTTTCAGTCGTATCAGTCAATAATTGCAAAGCAATGTAAAGTCTCAAGAAAGATTTATTTAGATTCTTATTATTGGGATTATTCACGAACTACCTTAAAATATTTAAAGCAATTTTTAGGAATTGACAAAAGCAAAAGAGAAATAGAAAAAGATATCAAAGAGGGGATATATATATTAACCGATCTAAATAATTGATATGAGAAAAGAAGACAACACAAAAGAAAATTTAAGATTCTTATTAAAGTACAATTATATTACTTTGAATCAATATTTTTTCAGATTAAGAGCAAATAAAT